ACCTGGGGCTGATCAGGACCAGCCAGCTCAATCCCATTGCCTTGCTGATCAGCGACGATAAGGCTGCAGGCTCGGAGCCATTGGCGGGCGGTGTCGCTCATCGCGGCGTAAAGAACATTTTGCCGGAGATGCCTAGCCCCTCGAAATCTGGCACCCCGTCTGGATCACCGCTGACAGCAACAGTGAGCGACCCACCAAAGCCTAGGTACTCATACTGACCAAGCAGGTCGATACCGGGGATTAATGGAATGCCGCAGGCGAGGGGATTATTGCTGGCATCCGAGATATCCAGCACCCAATTATCCAGGATGTTGGTATCGATAATCAGGCCGGGTACCTCGCGGTCAGCACCGGTTGGTGCGCCGAACACCCCTGCATTTGCTTTGCGATAGTTCAAGGCAAAGCTATACGTTACCCCCACCAAGGTGACGGTGAACGACTGCGGCGATGCGATGAGGGGGATTTCGTAGGTCGGCATCAGGCGTTAGGGCCTGCAAGCGCAACCTGGCCACGGCCAACGTTGGCACCGGTTGTCGCGGGATTGACCATCGCCGACTGCGGTACCTGTGTGGTGGCGGTCGAGACGATGATGACCTCGCGGCACACCATGACGGCGTTGAGTGCATACTCAGAAGAGGAATCGGTGACGATGCCTAGCGACTGCACCAGCATATTCTGGTAGCGGGTTTTGCCGGTGTAGATAAAGAACGGCTCCCGCGTCGCCTGCAGGGCCGCTAGGATGTTGTACTGGTCCTGCATAAAGGTGTCGTAGCGACCAGTATTCGACCACGACCAACGCAGCGTCACTTCCCTTGGTTTATTAAAGGCGTGGTCGCTGATCTTCGCACCTTGTTCAACCGGATGGTCGGTGATCTCCAACGTATCGCGGCTGACTTCCTCAATGATGCAATCAGGGATAATGATGCCGTGCTGGGAATTAATGTAGCGCGGCACACGGATCAGCGCCGCGACCAAGACCTCGGCGGCAGTAATTACGGCGGAGAGTGCGAGTGGGCCAGCAGCCATCGTCAGCGTCCCGGCATGTTGGCTTTCTGCACCCGACGCTCGTTCTCGTCGGAGGCATCCAGCGCATCATTCATGATAGCCACATCCGCCAAATCTAACGCCCCATTCTTCAGTGACTCGTATTGACACAAGCCTCGAATGACCGGCCGCAGCAGCCAGTCCTCACCGTCAGGCAGGCTGACTAGTTCACGGGGCTGACGGAAGTCGTCTGGGTAGGTGATTGAAATAACGAGGCTGGGGCGGTCATAAAATTTGCTAGGTTCTCCTGCATCACTATAATGGCGATGCGGAGCAGCTGCATGCCGTCGAGGTCCTCGAACATCAGCCGACCAGCGGGCACGTTCCAGATCGGCGCCCAGATGCCACCGCCCTGTGCCCTTTGTACTACCGAGGCACAGTGGTTTATGATATAATTAACATCTTCATCGGGCATCTGCGACAAGCCATCGATGATCGGCCCCATCATCGATAGGAAGGTTGGCCCGGTATCCCCTGACGATTGGGCAGACGGTACCAACCTAGTGATAAGTGGCGCTACCCTACGCGCTACGTGAAGCTGTTCAAAAGCCGACAGCTTCCTGTTCGTCCGGTACGTGGTACCGTCGATATCAAACTCACTCATAATACCCCGCTTTTAGTCGAACTAGACGACCGTGGTGCCCGGACCCAAGGTCTCAAACACACGGCCGGCATTGAACGCCCACTCAACGATGTTGGCGTCTTTTGCCCAGGAGTTGGCTGGCTGACGGCGGAATGCACACTGCATCCCAGTCGTCACGTCACCACGGCTGGAGTCGGTGATAACGATGGTGTTCAGCCCCCACGTGGCGCTGGTGGCCGATTGGAAGGCGTACGCCGCTGACAGCAGGAAGTTCTGCGAACTCACCTTCAGCAGACGGATGGTGAAGTTGCCGCCTTGGCCGGCATGCAACGAGTGCATCGGCGCACCATCGGCACCAATCACCAAGGTATCTTTGTCCTCGATCAATTCGACCGAGATACCCGCTTCACCCACACCAGCATCCTGCCCTAGGATGATCGCGAGGCCAGGTCCCACAATGGAGCAATTAACGTCGCGGAACGAATATGCAGTAAAGGCCTGTGCCACTGAGACACTCCTCTGGTTGACCTGATGGTGGGGTTTTGGCAGCAGCGCACTTGACAGGGACCGATCGACTGATTAGGTCCCGGCGCCGCATGAGACAGACACTTGCTGAGTGTTCTGGCCCATTTCGTCGTCAACGAAAGCGGTGGCAGGCGCTGGCACTCAGGGAGTGGGCGCCTGCTTTTTTATCTGTTCACATTGACTATGCAGTTGGCGAAGTGCACTGCGCCGGCCAACTTGACCGCGGCCTGAATGGTCGGGGCGATACGTGCTGCGCGTTGACTCTCAGAGATAGAAGATACCTGCGGGCAGAACACATAATAACCGCGATCGAGGAACTGGTTAGGCACTAGCGTGCCAAACACGCTGTTGGTCGCCCAAGTACCCGGTGCGATCAGCCCGTTATTAATCCCATCGATCATCGCTGCTTCAACGCCAGTGACCAGCACATGCATGCCTGGATCGGTCATCGGGATCTTGGTGGTGCTGGTGTAGAGAATGTTGTACAGCGTGGTCTGCACGTTGTTCTGCAACCAATCCAGCCCTTGGCGCTCGTCGAAGAAGAAGCCGCCACACATGACGCCTTCCTGGATAATCGCCGTGTTGTTGTTATAATTGACGAAGACGTTGCAGTTCTTCGCCTTCAATGCTGCAGCTTGGCTGGCACTGAGGAATTCCGCCACGACGCCTGGCTCTTGCTTGAACTTCAGCGTGATCATCGAGTTGTTGGCGGTGAAGTCGACGGTGAACGCTCGGCCAAGCATCGCAGCAACCGCATAGGCGGAAGAGCTGGAATACTGGATAGTGGTGTGCTGATAGCTCAGTGCCTCGAGCGAACTGGCCAGATCGCTGGAGTTGGTGATATCCGGCACGGTGGCCGACATCGTGGTGATGCCGAACAGCCGCGACGGGTTGAGGCCTTCGATCAAGGCAGCACTGTCGATGTACTGCTGGTCGGTGATGTCGGTGGACAGCGTCGGCGCGAACATGGCGCCATACCAGTCGTTGGAGGCCAGTGAGAGGGCTGTGAGGCAGGCCACGGGTGTCTCCGCGGCGATCCCTGCGACCGGTGTGGAGGCTCCTGCGGCCAACGACAGGCCGGTCCTGGGCGTGAGGGCGGTGCCGGAGATGTCGGTGCCTCCCCCCGTCGCCGTGGCATAGCTCACCGCGCCGTTGATGCCGGTGACGATGCCCCGCACTTTGAAGCGATGGTTGCTGGCATCCCAGATCACCTGCGTGCCACCAGGCAGCGCTGCCTGGATGATGCTGGCAATGCCGTTCATGTTGGTGGCAGAGGCGAAGTTGAGGTTCGACAGCGTGTGCGGCGTACCATCGATGCTGATCGTCATAGAGCCAGCAGTGATGGCGTTCCATAGCGTCATCGACTGTTGGGCGGTCGACAGCGTCGCCCCACGCAGCCAGCCATGCGTCGCAGTTTGTGCCCACCGACCGATATACACGAACCCGGGCTGCGGTGCCTGGGAGAAGAACAAGTTCGCCGCTAAGTACTCCGGCACTGTGGTACCAAAGTCCGCTGCGATCGAATCCAGTGTGGTGTACGGCCGCAACCGCTCACCGACATCGATTATACCCTCAGTCGGGCCGATAATAACCAAGGCGCCGAAGTTCCGCAGCGGAACCGGCAAAGGAGTCATATTGACCGTGACATTGACAATTTGACTGACGCTCAGGCCGGGCATCGTTCAGGTACTCCTAGGCCGGGTTATTGTGAGATCGTGGTGGTGCAACCAAGGCCGTCATCAGTGATGAAACTGACACTGGCCTGGCCGATTGTGGGAACGTCGTAGATACGGTTGATCATCCGCATGAAGGAGCACGGCACGTCGCTGCGTCCGATGTACTGTGCGTTCATTAACTCTGGGACGTGGGTGATATCATCAGCGCTGCGTAGCTTGATGCCCTGCAACGCCAACACGGTATAATTATCCCAAATATACAGACCGTCACGGAAGCGGGCCGCGTAGCGCGTGCTGTTCGGACCGTAGAACATCGCCCTCACATCGATGCGCTCATAGCGTGACTGCATGCCAGTCGTTTCATCGATCTGGTGGTACTCGGGATAATCAACGGCAGAGAGGACCGTGACGCCAATGCCACACCAATCAATCTCAGCTTCTGGTTGGGTTGGTGGTTGTGGCTGCCAGAGCGGGCGAACGAGGTCAGGATGCAGGCCTGTTATGCCGACGATGGCCGCTTGGAAGATCGCGCTTAGGTCGTCGTCCTCCGCGACGTCGGTGATTGGTTGGATGTAATCCATTGATGCCGCTTTCGCTTATTAAGCAGGCCAAGTACGCAGCCGATCACCAGCATCAGGCCGATGCTGAACAGCACCTCGGACCAGCGCTCAGCAATGTCTTGCAGCACCTAGGAGATGAGCACAGCAATCATGGTAAGAACCGACAGCATGCAGAAGGCCGCGATTATTAGGCGGTAGACCTCACTCATCGACCGATCGATGCGGGCCCAAGATCCGGCGTCATGTTGATTAACTCACAGACCGCCGATACGAAGCCCTGGCCATACTCGGTCCAGTCGTTCAGCAACTTCACCTGGTACGTCTTGTTGTGCCAGATAATGCGGTCGGGTGCGGTGATATCGCTCAAGGCAATGAGCGGGAACATGGTCACCACAGTTATAAACGAACTGACCCGCTCAGCCTCTGGCAGGATCATTAATGTGTGGCCGCTGGTTGGCTGGATGCTGCCGAACGTGTAGAACTGCCCCGCCACGTCCACCGTACGGCCGTGCTGATCCACCGTGCGGGTGGAGCGGATAACGGTGAAATCCTCGGCAAAGTCAGGATCGCTGAGGACCTCGGTGACATCTACAAGAGGCATTTGACACCTTCAGCGGTGTGTGCTTGCTAATAACCTAGGGGCCTTGACCCTAGGAGAAAGCTGATGAGCGACCAGAGCGTAGAATTTGAGAACGAGCGGGTCCGGGTTTTGCGTGTTCGCGTCGACGCCGGTGATTCACATCGCCCGCCTTCCCGCAATGACCGTGTACTGGTTTGGCTGACCGGGGCGGAGCATGTACGCAGGGAGCCGAACAGCAAATCCGAGAGCCTGCAGCGTCGGCCGGGAGAGGTGGTCTGGCGCAGCGCGTCCGAGCACCAGATCGACAATCACGGCGATGCGCATGAAGTGCTCATTATCGAACTGAAGTGAGGAGGGGGCCGATGTTTGTAGTTATGGGCACTAGTCGTGGTGACGATCTGTTCAGCCCTACCAGCACGCCGTTATTCGCTTCGACTTCTCGCGAAGCATGTGAGGCGAAGATGGCGCAGATAACCAAGAAACGCGATGATTGGCTAGCGACCAACCCGGTCGCTCCATGGGAGGAATGCGTGATTAATGTTAGGCTCAAGATCGTCGAAACAGTATTCAGCGGAGAGGAAACATGAACACCATATGCCCGAAGTGTGGCTCACAAGCGCCATGGGGCGCGGCGTGTCTCTCTTGTGGATATAGTACAGCGCACCTGTACCGGCTTGCGTGTCAGATGCCCACCGAAACATATCGCACTGTAGACAAGGAGGCAGAGAAGGCGATATGGATTCTAAAAACAACAGTGGCGATCCATCGCGATACGTCTTACCTCTGGCGCCAGAGAGCGGAGCTGGCCGAAGCCAAGGTCAAGGTGCTGGAAGCAGAGAATGTACAGCTTCGCGAACGCTGGGCAGCCAAGGCGCACGAGCTTCACACCCTCAAGCAGGAAATAGCGGGGCAGGAGCCTGAACCACGCCGTGTGGCGGATGTAGCAATAGGTCGTATTATTCAGCGCTGATGGGCTCGAACAGCTTGCCGTCTCGCCCACACACCATCACGTCACCACGGGCGTTCTGGCACTTCCAGCTCAGCTGCTCGCCAGTGACTATGTCAAACACCGCATCGCATACGTAGTCACTGGCCATCACCTTGGAGGCTGCTGGGCTAGCAGTCAGATGGGCGTGCTTACAGTTAATACAAAATGGCGGTGCTTTGGCCATTCAACACCTAGAGGAGAAAGATAATGGAAGGTCCCGGCGGCGGCATCCCTTGGGCCCACCAGGACATCGAACTGGCACGGGCCATGATGCGGGCCATGGCGAGAGCAGCAGTCGCAGAGGACAAGGTCGTCAAGCTGACCGAGATGGTGAAGATCTGTATCGAGCATCTTCGCGCATATGGTTGCTACACGGTACCACTTCAGGCCGAAAACCTATTGGCCGAGCTCCAAGCATCCGAGGAATAGCCCTCAAGGCTCTTCTGAAGAGCTTAACTCTAGTTGCGCCAATAGGAACGCAGCGAACAGGGTCAGTTGGCGTGGGTCGTTCTGTGGCGTTAATTCATAGGGCGGAGGCTTCTGACCGCACAGGCAGCATTCCTGCGGTTCGATCTGCTTCCAACCGCTTGCCAGCAGCTGCTCAGAGCTTTGTATCATCAGGCAATCCTACGATCTGGCGAAGTGATAAACTTGTACGGATCGTAGATCTCGTCTGGGTAGAACGTCCCAGCGAACAGCTGACCTTGGTCGCGTACAGCAATGCGCTGCAGGTGGCCAGAATCAACGAAGCCTGGATGATGTCCATTATGCGGCTGCCCCCAATCGATCCCAGATATCAGGCCATGCTTGCGGGCGAGTGGCAGCATGAAGCTGAAGTCGCCCTTCCAGGATGGCTGACCACCGACGTTCTTAACTATGTCAGCAGCAATGCCATAATGATGGCAGCCCACCGTCTTGAGCTGGGTCGCACCGTGGGCGAATAACTGCTCCTGCCGCTCTTGGCTACGATAGGTCTCGAACACCAATAATGGGTGGCCCTGGGCGGCCGCGTCCTCCAGCAGGTTCTGCAGGGCGGTGCGCATATGCGGCTCCAGATAGTCCAGCGAGCTGACGATCGCTGTACTCCGGAACATTGGGGAGGTTTTTAGGAAGGTCTCGTAGAAGTTCATTTATTCCGTATGACGTAGGTGATCGAGTTCAATAGCTGAGCCGTATCGACGAGAATAGTATGGGGGCCTTTCCCCTTCCGATCTATCGTTGACTGAGCAAGCTTCTCGAAGGGCGGCTCCCCACCAGACACGATATTCACCTTGACGTTGCTCACCGCTTTGCTGCCCAGATCGTTGAGAATATTTTCCGCGAGGTCTGGGCGTTTCTGCATGGTGAACTCGGCTGCCTGGCGCAGCATGGCAGCAGCCTCATCCTTCATCCGTGCGATCGGTGGGATCAGCCACGGCCTGGGCGGCATCTTCGAGGTGCCGTAGTGCAGCATGTAGCCCAGCGTGGCATTATTAATAGGATCACCGGAGCGGCTTGCAGCGGTTGCTGGGATGCCCACCATGACCTTCTGGGTGGTCAGCTGGCCGACACGCTTGGTGAAGTCCTCCACCAGGTCCACGACCACGCTGACGCCATTAGGTTGCTGGGCCATAGACCTCCGTCACCTGAGCAATGCGATAATAATAGCGAGCGCATTAAGCCCTAAGGAAAGATAACTCACGAACGCCGTGATCGTCAT